GAAACCAAGATCAATTGTAACATCAATAGTATCACCATCAAGAACACGATTAATCTCCGTCACTCGGAAGTTGTAGCAGCTCTTCCTGCTCGGTGGTGTCATTTGTCCCATCTTCTAACTCTGCAAACGATTCTCTTAGTATGTATATAACATAACCTAGTGCCAACCCAACAGCAATAATTACTAAGATAATTACTGACCATACAGGATCAGCCGGATTATCAAGTGGACGTAACAATAAATTCATCTTTTACTATCAGGACTAGGAACTAATTGATATGCCATTTTATCTCTTAACTTATTTACACGTTCTTCATTGTATTGTTTAAAGTTACCCCTTTTCTCCACTTTTTTATAGTAGTGAAGTGAATTTAGAATTATTGTATAATCTTCCATATCTAATTCAAATTTCATTGCATCCCTCCATCATTGTTGTTGCAAGTTCTCCACCGATCTCTGCACCCTTATCCTGTCCAAACATTGCTATCCATCCGGCGGCAACCCATCCGACATATGGGATACTAGTAAACCATGGTGCGGCAGCAGCACCAAGACTAGCACCTACTATCCTTCCTGTCGATTCTCCACCACCTTCCACCTTTATACACTCTATCTTTTTCGCAGTCAACTTTCCCTCAGCACCTCCACCCATATGGCGGGCACCATCCATCGTATACTCCTCATCATATTCCACATTTGATTTCCCACCAATACCAAAGAATCCATTAGTCTTATCAACTCTTTTTCGGACACCCATAACTTTAGGATCATTTGATGAGTAATCAATTTTATATCCTTTCTCCCCTGCCTCTACTGTATATGAAGTATAATCCCCAACAGGAAGATTAATTATAGGCAAGTCATTTTTGTTTATGAGATGTCCCAAGACACCAATATGAGCAATTCCAAACAGTGTACCTACTGTTAGAACTACCCACTTAAATGGCGACTTTTGATTATCCATAATTACATCTTGTAAGATTCATCGGACTTTGGAGGTGCCTGTGTAATTTGTACAGGTGCCTGTTCAATACGAATAGTTTGTGCCGGTGCAGTTTGTGCTGCTGCGGCAATCAACCTTTCCATATCTGCTTTACTGATTCCACCACCACCATTACCATTCTCTCCTGCTTTCTTTGCTGCCTGAACACCAAAGGTAGCTAAAACCCCAGTGAAGACGCTGGCGATGAAAGTCGGATCTAGTTTTTGTTCAGGAATACCAAGGGCTGGTGGTAACTTGATGTAAGCCAACGTGAGTATTCCGCCGCTCCAAACAAGGATGCCAAGCCTAACAAAAGTAGAAAGAATTGCAATTTGTTCTTCCTTGTCATCTGCTGCCTCCTTTAGTTTTCCTAAAATACCTTTTTTCTTAGGTTCATCTTTTTTGACTTCTTCTGGCATTGAAAAGAGGCATGGCTCTTTTATTTATGGTTTTAGTATGTCAACAGTGACATTAGATTTTTCTATTTGATTAAATTTTTGACAGAGAGCATCACTTGATTGATGTTCCCATTTATGATATGTACTTTTTAGTTGTTGAGTATAATCAGAACCATCGTGCGCTTTCATTTCGTTGGCAACAATGGTTCTAATTAATACGTCTCTTGTTAGAGTAGACATGTTTTAAATTCTTTATCCAACAAAGAGTTCACCATTATAACACAAGAGGTTTCACAGAACTCTTCTCGGCTGGTTTCCTGTTCAGGATGTTATTATTTAGTAATGTAACCTTCTTTGACTAGATATTTACGGGTCAAAGGAGTAGGTTCATAAACCTCCCACATATTACCATTGGCACATGCCGCAAGTGCATCAGAGGTCATTCCTTCTGTCTTACCTGCCCATGTTGCTTCCTTTTCCCATGGCCATGACGATTCAGGATATGCACTTTCCACCATATCACGCCAGAACATAGGAACTTCATCTTCAGGTTTGATAATAGCAATCAAACTATTATCAATCGTTCCTGCCATACAATCCTGTGCCGCGTGCCATCCTTCATGACGCATCACACTCATCAATACACTCGGACGACCCATGAATGCTTTATTGAGGAAGAAGTTGTTACCTACAGTATGATAAACACCCCTATGAGATACAGGAAAATATTTTTGATCTGCTAAAAATACTTTAACTCCAATTGCATTGAGAGAAGAAAGCATGTTGTTAAATTCATTAGCAACAGAATAAAAAGCATCAGTATTAGAGTATTGACTAGACACATCTAGAATACTAGTGATTTCCTCAACTTCATCTATACACTCTTGTAAAAGCATACATCCCATAGAATGCATGGTGAAGTACTCACTATCTTTAAGTGGATCTGCAAAAACGGGAGTAGTTAATGCTGCAGCTGCCAGTAAACTTGCAATAATTTTTTTCATTTGTAATATGCTTCAAAGTATTTAATAATGCCATTAGTATTTACATTACCTTGAGATACCCAATCATGAGCACATTCATACATTGATTGATTAGTGTATGCAGGTAATGATTCTTTTAGTTGACCACCATATTTAGTGAGAAGAACTTTAAGTGCCGACTCACGAAGTTTTAATTTATCTTCACTATAACGCCAATCGTCAATCATCTAAATTGCTCCCAACCAGTTCCAGATTGCCAACCTTCCTGAAAGTTCTCAGATCCTCCACTAAATTGAGGTTCTTTTAACTGAGGTATTGGATCGAGTTGAGTTGTAGTTTTTCCATGACTAGTAGCAATATTATATATTACCTCATGAATGTTTTTTGGTTCTACTGTATCATCTTCAGGTAACAATTGACCATCAGATACTGCATGGTCAAATGCTTCTTTCAGAGTCATTTGAGGATCTGACAAAACTGCCGGACCAAACCAAGGATCATATTTCAAATATTTTGGAGCAGGAATTGTCTTATGAATTATTTTTTTAATTGCTTTTAAAATCATGCCCATACCATTTTCTTAGTGTAGTCATATGCATAAAGTTCTCTATTACCTTTGATACCCCAACCCAACCAAACATATGCGGGTCTCATGTAATAAGACACTGTTTGTCCACCACCTTCAAATTGTGGAAGAACACGTTGAAAGATAGGTTCATTAAGCATCCATCGAACTTGACCATCAAGAGAGGATGGGTCGCATCTAAACCTGGCACAGAAGTTTCCAAGACCTTTATAACGTCCAATAGAAGTCCACTGAATTAAACCAAATCCACCTTTTTTACATTCAAGGTAAGAAATACGAGCACCACCTTCACAGATATTGGGAATGAACTTACTTTCTTGCCGAATGTTTCCCATGATTGTAGCAAGAGCATTACGATCATAGATTTTTGTATACTCCTGTAGTGCTGCTAGAACAACTTTTTCGTTAGGAGTACAATCAGGACACTTCCAAGTTTTCTGCTCTACAGCAATGATTTCTTCTACAGGTTCTGATTGTGCTTTAATTTGTTCAGGTTCTGGAGAAGGGATTGCATATATACTTGCAAGAATTCCAATTCCAAAAAGTGATTTAATCATTGTCTCCAAGATATTCGAGTGAGTAAATTTCATGATCCTCAAGATTAGGGTCTAACCATTCGGCAAACTCTGACCGGATCGCATGAGCATCTTCTACAGATTTTAGCACATCATCCGTCTTCATATCACAGAGGATGTGCAATCTGTCAACTGCCCAGTCATGAGTCACTTGCAGGGTCTTTTCCAAAGTTTCCATAATCTTTCCGCATGTAACGGCCGAGAATGTTGCTATTATAGTATGCCGGTGCTCCGTTGTCAAGTGCCTCTGATAGCACATTATTTAGAAACAACTGCTTGGTCTCCTCAAAGTTACAATCTCCTTTCTTCTCATGAAGACTTAGTATTACTCTACTGAAGAACTCTTTGCCGTATTCTTTTATATCTTCCTTCAACTCAGGACAAGAACCATAATACTTCTTCCAATCAGATTCTTGTTTTACTTTTCTCTTTTTTCCTGGTGGGGTTCTGAACGACCAAAAGTATTTCCTTCCGATGTATTTTCTACCGGTGGTCTTATTGGTAATACAGTAAACAAAACCAAAGTGGTTCCCAATAGCATCAGACTCAAAAGGTTCATTATTGTATATCCAAGAATTCTCATAACTCATTGTATAGAACTCAATGAGCTATTATTTATCTTTAACGGGGACAAACCTAGTCTACATAAAAAAAGAGGACCTGTCAAGTCCTCTCTAAAGTATTATGTAAGTTTTATATTACTTATTCGTTTTTAGCACCAGACTTATGACGGACAGTTCCTTTCTCGTCAGTATAAGTTTCTTTCTCCCTTCTAGGGGTTACATAACCTACACCAGGAACTACACCAGTCTTACCGGCAGCTCTCGCAGCATTTCTATCTGCTGCTCTTTGTGCCGCTCTCTTACGATTTTTGTCGTAAGAACTCATTGCTTCATCAACATTCTCTGATTCCTCACTCATACGAGCAGAACGTTTCTCATCACGTTCTTTCTTAGCACGTTCGATAGCCGTTTTCTTACCACCATCACCATAATATTTGAAAAGAATGCGTCGGTCAGAACGACGCTCTGCAGCATTTCTACCACCACTATCAGCAGCAGAATTGCGGTCTACAGAAGACTTAGATCCAGTGAACTTTCCTTCATCAACATTCTCTGATTCTATAAGTGCTTCAATCTCCTTCACAGTAAAGAGACCGGTTGCTTCGAGTTCTTCTTTCTTCAGTGCTGCTTTACGTCCAGCAGGGTCCGTCATCGCAATACGACGTTGCATCTGCTTATTGGTTTCCTTCTCGTTGCCTTGACGAGCAGCAACAACTTCTTTAGCATATGCTTTATTAGATTGACGTTCCATCTTCTCTTTAGGAAGTGGTTTCATGTCCTCTTCAATTTCTTCTTCACTTTGATGATTACAAACTTGACTATAAAGTTCTTTGATTGTTGCCAGTTCTTTATTGTAACTCATATCCTCTTTCCTTGCTCTATCTGTAAGTGAATCGGCACCTGCCTTAACCGCACCAGCAGCAGCAGAAACACCCTTACTAATGCCTCTGACGACTTTCTTAAGTCCTCTCTTCAGAAGACCATCCTTTCTTTTTCTAGGTGCAGCAGAAGATGTTCCACCACCACTAGAAGAACTGGAAGATGGTCCAGTGCCTGATGATGAAGATGATGAAGAACTGCCACTATCAGAAGAACTAGAAGAACTTCCACTATCAGAAGAACTACTTGAGGTAGATGGAGAACTGGATTGGGTTGATTTATATCCTTTCTTGGCAGCACTACCTATATCTTTTACCAAATTCTTAGCACTACCTGCTGCTTTACCAGCAACTTCAGCACTCTTAACCGCAACCTTACCTGCTGTTTTCAATCCAGTTTTTGCAGCAGACCCTACCTTCTTGACTACACCTTTAATTTGTGAAAGTTTTGATGCTTTCTTTTCGGGGGAAGCACTTCCAACTTTTTCTTTGGATACTTTAAGTTTTGCTCTAGCAGATGCTCCGGCATCTTTACCTGCTTTCTGACCTTCTCCAGATGCTGCAGAGGTTTTATCCCTCATTCTCATTGCAGCAACCTGTGCCGGATTTGTAACCTCAGTAAGAATTTCTAACTCAGTATCAACCGACTCACAAATCGTTTGCTCTACAATATCAATATCCAGTCCTTCTTCCAAGCACTCTTCAAAGAATTCTGTTACTTGCTCTTCAATATATTCATCTGTAAGATCATCAAGATCTTCATCAGTAAATTCATCTAAAATACTTTCTGCAATATCAGGAGTATAAACATCCTGATATAAACTTCGAATTAGTCCATAATCAGACTGCGATAAAGCTTTCATTTTAATTCTAAATTACCCTTTATAAGGATATTTATAAAAAAAAGGACCCCCCTTAGGAGTCCTCTTGATCTAATTCTTCAAATGCTTTATACCCATCATAATCGCCAAATAGAAAAGCATCAGATTTTGCTGCTTCTCTATATGCCACATATGAATCAGAGACTAA